GATGCCGAAAGTCTGTGTTTTCATGGGGTTGCCTCCTTTTCGCTTCCCGTGGGGTGTGCCCCGCGGCGTGACACATTCATCACTCTTTTCGCCCCAAATAGCAACCCGACGGAACCACCAAATAATCGCCCCCAATGACGGTGCGCCATCGACAAAGAAAAGGCTTGCGAGGCTTTTCCTTCCTATATGCGCGTGAAAGGGGCTTTTCGAAGCCCCCAACTTTCCGCCCGATTCCGAAAAAAACCTGGGAAGCTGCCGGATAACCCTACACACGCCGCCAGCTTTCTCCGCCAGTTCCGCCCCCGCAAACCAGCCGTTCGCCCCGTTTGGGGCAAAAAGGGGGCTTTTTCGCCCGCCAGCCCCGCCCAAACCCGCCTTTTTACCCGCCGCCCGCCCTTTGTTCCGCCCGATCACCCCGCTGTGCGCCCGGGACCCGCCCGGTTTCCGCCCGGCGCGCGCCCGGAACCAGCCGCCCGCGCAAGCCCGGCACCCCGGCAGCCGCCCACGTGTGCGAGATTTTCCGCCCGAAGCCGCCGCCTTTCCCCGCCGAAACCCCGCCTCCGCCGCCAGCCCGCCGTTTTTCGCCCGCAACCCCGCCGAAACCCGCCCGCCAAGCCCCGCCCGAAGCCCCGCTGAGGTCGCGCCCGCCGCCAACGCCGCCCGACCGCCCCCCGCCAAGGCACACCCGCTGGCTGGGCAACCCCGACTGCCTTGGTCGGCTTTCCCGCTTCGCCGTGGAGAAGTGTGCGCCCCAAGGGGGGATCAGATCCCTGGGCATGACGGGTAAGCGACCGCCGCCCCCTCTCGCGTGAATTTCCGCGAAATTCGGGGCCCGGGGTAATCGCCCCAAAACAAGAAAAAACGCCATTTCTGGCGCTGAAATTTGCCTTTGTAGTTCAATCGGCAGAACCGCCGTTTCATATGCGGCTAATCGCAGTTCGAATCTGCGCGAAGGTACCACATGATGCTCAAAATGTTGAAAGGAGATCGCATGAATACTGAAATGAATCTTCAGCGGATCAGCATCGATAAGCTGAAACCCGCAAAATACAATCCCCGAAAGGATCTCAAACCCGGTGACCCTGCCTATGAGAAGATCCGCCGCAGCCTGAATGACTTCGGCTATGTCGATCCCGTGATCTGGAACGAGGTGACGGGCAACATTGTCGGCGGTCACCAGCGATACAAAGTCCTCAAGGCTGAGGGCGTGACGGAGATCGACTGCGTTGTCGTGCACATCGAAAACCCGCAGGATGAAAAGGCGCTGAATATTGCGCTGAACAAGGCTGTTGGTGAATGGGAGCCAAAGGCGCTGGCTGAACTTCTGCAGGATCTGCAGCTGTCCGGTTATGACCTCGGCGCTACCGGCTTTGATGCCGCTGAGGTGGACGACCTCTTTTCCAAGGTACATGACAAGGCCGTCAAGGATGATGACTGCGATCTGGATGCCGAAGAGGTCACGCCCTTCGTACAGAGCGGTGACATCTGGACGCTGGGCAGACATCGCATGGTCTGCGGCGACAGCACCAATGCAGATGACGTTGCGACCCTGATGGACGGCATGAAGGCAAACCTTGTTGTTACCGATCCGCCCTACAATGTGGCGTATGAATCCGCTGATGGCAAGTCAATCCAGAATGACAGCATGGCGGATGAAAAGTTCTATGAATTCCTGCTGGCGGCTTTCCGCAATATGGCTGCACATATGGCGGAAGGCGGCAGCGCCTACATCTTCCATGCGGATACCGAGGGACTCAACTTCCGCAGAGCGTTCAAGGAAGCGGGTTTCCATATCAGCGGCGTGTGCATCTGGGTAAAGAACTCCCTTGTGCTGGGCCGTTCTCCGTATCAGTGGCAGCATGAGCCGGTGCTCTATGGCTGGATGCCCAATGGCAAGCATCGCTGGTTCTCTGATCGCAAGCAGACCACCATCTGGAATTTCGATAAGCCCAAGCGCAGCAAGGATCATCCCACCATGAAGCCTATCCCGCTTCTGGCATATCCCATCAAGAACAGTTCCGCGCCCAATGGAGTGGTGCTGGATCTGTTTGGCGGAAGCGGCAGTACGCTCATGGCATGTGATCAGACCGACCGCATCTGCCGCACGATGGAACTCGATCCCCGCTATGCCAGCGTAATAGTTCTTCGCTATGCTGCCGAGCATGGCGCTGACGGCATTACTGTACTTCGGAATGGCGAAACCATTCAGCTTGCAGACCTGATTGATGATAAAGAATAAGCACCACATCCCCGCGAAAGGAGGTGAGCCCATTGGCTACCAGAGGAAGAAAACCCAAGCCTACAGCACTCAAACTGCTGGAAGGCAACCCGGGCAAGCGCCCGATCAACGAAAACGAACCAATCCCGCCCAAGGGAACAGTCAAATGCCCGACATGGCTGGAACCGGAAGCAAAAAAGGAATGGAAGCGACTGGCTCCCTCCCTTGAAGCAATGGGTGTGCTGACGCAGGCAGACTTGACGGCCTTCGCCGGCTATTGTCAGGCATACGCGCGATGGAAAGAGGCTGAAGAGTTCATCACCAAGCATGGATCGATCTTTCAGACGCCTTCCGGGTATGTACAGCAGGTTCCGCAGGTCAGCATCGCCCAGCAGAACCTAAAAATCATGCAGTCCTTTTGCTCTGAATTCGGTCTTACGCCGGCAACCCGCGCCCGTATCATTGCAAATGGCGGCGGCAAGGATGATGCCGCATCGGAAGATCCGATGGAAAACCTCCTGAAGGGAGGCTGGTAATATGGCGTTTGACGAGCGAAAAGCACAGCGAGTCACGCGATTTATCGAGGCTCTCAAGCACACTAAGGGCGAGTTTCATGGAAAACCGTTCCATCTGTTGCCTTGGCAGGAGAAGATTATCCGGGATGTTTTCGGTACTGTACGTGATGAAGACCCCACAATGCGCCAGTATACAACCGCTTATGTTGAAATCCCGAAGAAACAAGGCAAATCAGAGCTCGGCGCCGCGATTGCCCTCAATATGCTGGTGAACGATGACGAGTGGAAGGCTGAGGTTTACTCCTGCGCTGCTGATCGCCAGCAGGCTGCGATTGTCTTTGATGTCGCTGTCGATATGGTCAAGCAGTCCCCGGCGCTCATGAAGCGCATCAAGATCATTCCTTCCACCAAACGCATGGTCTACCAGCCCACCGGCAGCATCTATCAGGTGCTGTCATCTGAAGTCGCAACAAAACACGGTCTGAATGTGTCTGCATGTATCTTTGATGAGCTGCATACTCAGCCGACCCGTGCACTGTATGACGTTATGACGCAGGGCTCTGGTGACGCTCGAAAGCAGCCGCTATGGTTCTTTCTCACGACTGCCGGCACTGACCGCAATTCGATCTGCTGGGAAGTGCATCAAAAAGCTGTCGATATCATCGAAGGACGCAAACACGATCCGCGTTTCTATCCCGTCATTTTCGGTCTGCCTGATGATGCAGACTGGACAGATGAAAGCAACTGGTACAAGGCCAATCCGTCGCTCGGAGAAACCATTTCTATAGACAAAGTCCGGGATGCGTACAGAAAAGCCTTGGAGACGCCTGCTGACGAAAACATGTTTCGCCAGTTGCGTCTCAACCAGTGGGTCAAGCAGTCCATCCGCTGGATGCCTATGGATAAATGGGATGAATGCGGACGGATTGTTGACCCGTATATGCTGGAAGGCCGACCATGCTATGCAGGACTCGACTTGTCCAGCACCTCCGACCTTACGGCGCTGGTGCTGGTATTCCCGCCGACCACCGAGGAGGAGCCCTACTGGGTTCTTCCTTTTTTCTGGCTTCCGGAGGAAACGCTCTCCCTGCGAGTGCGGCGCGATCATGTGCCGTATGACCAGTGGGAGCGCATGGGCTTCATCAAGACCACCGAGGGAAACGTCGTCCATTACGGCTTCATCGAGCAGTTCATCTGCCAGCTGGGCGAACGGTACAACATCCGCGAAATCGCCCATGACCGCTGGAATGCTACCATGATGGTGCAGACGCTGGAAGATGACGGCTTCACGATGGTACCCTTCGGGCAGGGCTTCAAGGATATGTCGCCGCCTACCAAAGAACTGATGCGCATCGTGCTGGAACACAAGCTGGCACACGGCGGTCATCCGGTTCTCCGCTGGAACATGG